GAAAATTTATTTGGATATATTTATATTGAAGATATAAATTCAGGAAAATTTATTTGGATATATTTATATTGAAGATATAAATTCAGGAAAATTTATTTGGATATATTTATATTGAAGATATAAATTCAGGAAAATTTATTTGGATATATTTATATTGAAGATATAAATTCCCAATTTAAGTGTTTACACATTTTTTTCCATAGTTCATCATCTTCCATAAGTTTTTCATCATCTTTGTGTAATTGAAAACATGGTAATAAGTGATCTAACTCTAATAATTCACAAAATTTGTATAAAACATATGGATATGATAAAAAGTTTTTTCTATTAGCAGGTTTATAAATATGCCATATACTTTCAATTTTATTAAACATTTTGATAAATATTCTTTCCATATCCCTTGTTATTTTAGGTGGTGGCAAATTAGTTAATTTATTAATTATATAATGAACATGTTCATAATATGAATTATAGTCTAATTTTTTTAATATTTTTTTCATTTTCTTTCTATTTAATACTTTTAAATCTGTTATTCTGTTTTTATTTAATTCATTTATTATTTCCTTAAATACTTCTTCAGGAATATCAGGAGATTGCCTAGCTTGAAATTGATTAATCCATTCTCTAAAATGATTAATTCTTTTATACGGAGAATAATCTTTGATTTGTCTATCTTCATCTAAGATAATTTCTTCAACAACACCACACACTTGACAAACATATGCAGAAACACTATAATCAAATATTTTTTCAAAATTACACTCTTTGCAATATTTTACACGTTTAGATCCATCGTCAATATTAATTCTAATACCTTCAATTCGTTGCCAATATTTATTAAATAATTCTGCCCTATTAATTTCTTTTGTATCAGTAATAGGTTCTTCTTTTTTATTTCCCAAAAAAAATAAAATATTTTTAGCTTGTTTTGTTTCAACTTCACCATCTCTTAATTCATAATATTGAATTATTAAATCTCCAGTTCTATCATAATAATCCATTTCATCATAATTATCTTCTAAATTATATTTATCAAATTCTTTATCATTTTTTATATTAATTAATTCTGCTCTTTTTTTAATATATTCCATATTTGTATTTTCATATTGATTAGATAAATTTTTTATCTTATTATCAATTTTATCAATTTCTTTCAAAATTTCTTCTTTTTTTATTTTATTATTATTAAATATATTAACCATTTCTTTGTGTTTTTTATCTAATGTTTGTGATTCTTTTATTTGTTGAACAAGTTCACTTTGTTTTTTTACATCACCTTTAATTTTAGATGACATTGTATAATATATTTATTTGATTTATAATCTTTAAATAAAATTGAAAAATATTTTTTTAATTCATATTTATTAAGTTTATGGGGAAAAAATGTGAATTTATAAATTGTGATAAATATGCATCATATAATACATTAAATGAAAAACCAAAATTTTGTTCCGAACACAAAACAGAAAATATGATTAATGTTAAACATAAAAAATGTTTAAAATGTGGTAAAATACCTTATTATAATTTACCTTATGAAAAAATAGGTTTATATTGTGATGAACATAAATTAGATGGTATGATTAATATTAAATCTATAATTTGTAATGAAAAAGGTTGTAAAAAACAATCATCATATAATTTACCTAGTGAAAAAGCACCAAAGTTTTGTTCACTACATAAATTAGAGGGTATGATTCATTTGAATCACGTATGCAAGCATATTAATTGTACCTTATTAGCTTCATTTAATTATGAAGGTAAGAAATCAGGGTTGTATTGTTCTGAACATAAATTAGATAGTATGATTGATATTAATCATAAAAAATGTTTGGAATGTGCCAAAAGTGCATTATTTGGTTTTGAAAAACCATTATATTGTTCAGAACATAAAAAAGATAATATGATGAACATTGTGACTAAAACATGTATTTATGAAAATTGTAAAATAATACCTTGTTATAATTATAAAGATAAAAAAAATGGCTTATATTGTAAAAAACATAAATTAGAAAATATGGTTGATGTAAAATCAGCTCATTGTATTGAAGAAGGATGTTTTAGAAGGGCAATGTTTAATAATAATGGTGAAAAACCAGTATATTGCAAACAGCATAAAAAAGATAATATGACAAATCAAGAAACAAAAAAGTGTAAATTTGAATTATGTGATGTTTATGTTGGAAATAATAAAAAATATGATGGTTATTGTTTTTTTTGTTATATACATTTATTTCCTGAAAGCAAAATAACAACTAATTTTAAAACAAAAGAAAAAAATGTAGTAGATTTTATTAAAAATAAATATAATAATTATGATTGGATTTATGATAAAAAAATATTTGATGGTTGTTCAAAAAGACGTCCAGATTTATTATTGGATTTAGGTTATCATATATTAATAATTGAAATTGATGAAAACCAACATTGTAAATATGATACATCATGTGAAAATAAAAGATTGATGGAAATATCTAAGGATTTAAATCATAGAAATATAGTTTTTATTCGTTTTAATCCAGACAAATATTATGATAAAAAAAATGTTTTGATTGATTCATGTTGGAAAGTAAATAAAAAAGGCTTATTACAAATTAAAGACGTAGATAAATGGAACGAACGTTTAAAAGAGTTATCAAACAAAATAGAATTTTGGATAAACAACAACAATGATAAAATGATAAATATAGAGAATTTATTTTTTGATAAAAATATTTAGTTTTTAAAAATAAAACATAATTTTACTTAAAAATTAAAAACATTTAAATATTGAAAATTTTTTATTTAAAATATCATTTTTTATGTAATATAATTAATTTTATTATAAAAAATTTTTATTTTTTCTAAGATATAATATATAGAAAATGGGAGGCGGTCTTATGCAACTCGTAGCCTATGGCGCTCAAGATGTCTACCTTACTGGTAGTCCACAAATTACTTTCTTCAAAATCATCTACAGAAGACATACCAACTTCTCCGTAGAACCTATTCCACAAACTTTCACTGGTAATTCTGATTTTGGAAGAACTGTTACATGCACCATCAACAGAAACGGTGATTTAATCACCAACATGTATACCATGATCAACTTAAAAAGTGTTATAAATGATGGAACTAATTGGGGTTATGTTAGAAGACTTGGTCTTGCTATTGTTCAACACTACAAAATTGAAATTGGTGGTTCTAAAATTGATGAACAATATGGTGATTGGCTAAACATCTGGTGGGAACTTTCACATAAAGTTGGACAAGAAAGAGGTTTTGCTAGAATGGTTGGTGATGTTCCAGAATTAACCACTATTGATTCTTCTAATAAACCTGCTTACACTTTATATGTTCCTCTTCAATTTTGGTTCAACAGACACAATGGTTTAGCTCTTCCTTTAATTGCTCTTCAATATCACGATGTTAGAGTAACAATTGATTTCAGACCAGCATCACAGTGTGTTAACATCGCAATTGATGGTGACGAACCTAGTGTAAGTATGGCTGAAGCTTCATTAATCATTGATTATGTTTACCTTGACTCTGAAGAAAGAAAAAGATTTGCTCAAGCATCTCATGAATATTTAATTGAACAACTTCAATTCACTGGATCTGAAACTTTAACCTCAACCAACAATAAATACAGACTTAACTTCAACCATCCTTGCAAATTCCTTGTATGGGCACCTCACCTTGAGAAATATGCTACAAGAACTAATTACCTTGTATATAGTCAAGATTGGGAAGCTGCAAGAGAAAGATTTGCTAAACATCTTTGGTTATCTACAAGAATAGGATTAACAGAAGCAAAAGATAGTTCTGGAAATATTTTTTTTACTATTGGTACTGACGAATCAACAGCTAATAACGAAATAACTAGTCCTGTAGGTTTTACGGGTTTTGAAGAAGCAGGTTTAGTTAAAGCACAATTAGTTTTCTCTCAGTTTACAAATACTTCTACTACATCTGAACCTGTTACTATTGAAAATGTTGTCATCCTTGAAAATAACGTTACTATGAAGGATATGTCCCAAGATATTGCATCATTAGTTTCTGATTGGGATCTTACTACTGATACTGATATGCAAGCTTACTTAGAGTTTGTTGGTGTTACAGTTCAAGATCACTTTAACTATGGTAACTACATAAACGCTACTAACAATCCTGTTTCATCCGCTAAACTACAACTTAATGGTTCCGATAGATTCCAAGAAAGAGATGGTTACTACTTCAACTACGTTCAACCTTACCAACATTTCTCAAATACCCCTGCTGATGGTGTTAACGTTTACTCTTTTGCCCTAAAACCAGAAGATCATCAACCATCTGGAACATGCAACTTCTCAAGAATTGATAATGCTACCCTTCAAGTTAAAGTTGGTCTTGACAATCAACCTGCTGATAACAGTTACGTTAATGACTTCATTGGTGCCAACAGTAACTCATTACTTAACATCTATGCCTTCAACTACAATGTGTTAAGAGTTATGTCTGGTATGGCTGGAACTGCATATTCAAATTAAACATAATTGCACATTTTTATGTTGTAATTACATCATTAAAATTATATTAATAATGTTTTAATAAAATATTATTAAATAATCATCATTTATATACTTAAATTAAAAATAAAAAATTGATTAAGTAACTTAAAGTCATATTACCTAAATATGTTAATGCAGTGTTGTGTTCAGTTTAGTCAAAAAGATAATTGTTTTATCATCAATAATATAATTAAAATTGATAATAATAAAGTAGAAAAACTATTAAATAAAAGAAATCTTGAAAATTTAATAAAACTTGAAAATAATTTGTATTATTACAAAGATAAAAGTTTAATTGAAATTTTATTTGATAATTCTAATTTTACAAAAATAGAATTTAAAAATAATAATTCAGATGATTACCGATCTGAAAATATTATAATAACACAAAAAGAAAAAAAACAAATTAATGACCCCGAAAACGTTGAAATATTAAAACGAGGAAAACCAAAAATTATAACTGGTGGTGCTTTGTTTGGTCAAGAAAAAAATCATTATTGGAAAGTTAAAGATGCTGAAAATAACAAATATTACATTATGCATATTATTGATGATGTATATACAAAATTTTCAATTGAAGATAAAGAAAAAGTTTTTAATTTTAATAATGTTAGACCAACATGGTATTTACATAATACTGGATATATAACATCATCAATACATAATCAAGAAAAAAAAATTACACTTTACTTACATCAATATATTATGAACAGTCATTTTGAAAATAATTCTGATATGAAAAAAACAGTTGATCATATTAATAGAGATAAACTTGATAATAGAAGAGAAAACTTACGTTTTGCATCAATGACTGAACAAAATTTAAATAAAGGAAAACAAAAAAGGCAAAAAAATGCATGTCCATTACCAAATAGTATTAGTCAATCTGATTTGCCAATACATGTATGTTATAATAATAGATGCTATAATAAGGAGAAAAATAGTTGGAGGGAATTTTTTACTATTGAAAATCACCCTAAACTAGATAAATATTGGTCATCAACAAAATCTAATAATGTTTCAATTCAAGATAAACTAGAACAAGTTAAGCTAAAATTAAAACATTTAGATAATAAAATTAGTGACAAAGAATATAAAAAAATTGTTGAACCTAATTTTGTATTACCAAAAGGTTTAAGATTATTTATTGATAAAAAATATAATAAATATAAATTTGAATATGACAATAGAACACCATCAATAAGATTAAATTATAAAATGGTGTTGACACATAATGATTTACAACTAATGATTGATAATTTAATTGATCTTTTAAATGAAAAATATAAAGATATTAAAATGCCATATTATAAATTAGATAAGCCAGTAATATTAGATTTTAGTAATGTTAACAATGAAATTATAGAAGATAATGACGAAAAAAATAGTTCAGAAGAAGAAATAAATACTACAGAAGAAGAAATAAACAATACTGATGATGAATTAAATAATATAATAAAAGAAAATAACGAAAAAATAAAAACATATAATAAAAAACCAGATTTACCTGATAATTTTTCATTATATCAAGAAAAAAATGTTTGGTATTTATCATTTAATAAAAAGATTGATACTAATAGATATAATAAGAAAATAAAATTAAATTCTATGTGTATTCAAACTGAACTAGATAGATTAATTAATATTATAAATACAGAATTTCCAAATCTTAAAATTAACCAATATACAGTTCAAAATCCTTATAATTTTATTGATAATACTCAACTAAAAGAAAATAATAGACCAAAATTACCGTCTAACTTTTGTATAACTAATATCAATAAAGTTGATTATATACAATTTTCAAAAAAAGTTAATGATAAAAAAGTGTGTTATAAAACAAATATTAAATCATATGACTTACAAAAAGACTTAAATAACTTTGTTGATAATTTAAATAAAAAATATAATTTCAATATACCAGAACAAAAAATTATTAACATGAATGACTGGAAAACAACTAATAAAATTATTTTAGATACTATATAATAATTTTATATCCAAATATATGGAAATAAAAAGTCAAAATAATAAATATAAAATCAATAAATATTTATCAAAATTGATTAATACTAAAAATATAAGTAAAAGAAATATATATGAAAAAAAATATATTTATCATAAAAATTTATCACAATTTGGAGGTACAAATAAAGACAATATATGTTCTGATAAAGAATTTAAAAATGATGAAATTATTAAAGAAATATATTCTAATGATTTATTAATTCAACTACATACAAAAGTTTTGTCAAGTCAACGTACAACAGAACTTAATGAATATGAAACAGAATATAATAAATTATCTAGTTTAGTTTTAATCATTTTAAATAAAATTAAAACAAAAACATTTGAACTTGAAATAAAACCACTAACTTTAGTTTCACATTATTATAGAAATAAAAATTTTCCTCCAAAAATGTTAGAATATATTAATTTAGAAGAAAAAAAAGAGCTTATACAACAAATAAAAGAATATCAAAATAAAATTTTAAAAATTAAAAAAATTGGATACTTTATGTGTTCTTTATTATATGATGTATATGTAAATCAGTTTGAAAAATCACATAATCTATTTTTAAATGAAAATAATGTAGAACTATTTAGATATATTTTAAAAGAATCAATTAATTATTTTGATAATAGTGATGATATTAAACAAAATTTCTTTTTCTTTCATAATACATTTTCTGATAATTTTAAAATTATTTCAAGGAAACTTAATACAGAGTATTTAAGTAAAACTACTACAAACATATCAAGTTCATGTTATTTAATTTTAATTAAAATAAAAAACAAAATAAAATTTTTCTTAGATCTTAATAAAGATACAAAAGATTATATAATTAATTTATTGATTAATTCTTTAATTGATATAGATGAAAAATTAAAAGAAAAAAATACATCAAAAATATTTTCTGAAAATCGTATTAAAGAACTTGAGAGTTCAATAGTGGAACTTGAGAATTTAATAAAAGATAATAATAATGAGAAAAATAGAGATCAATTTTTAGTTTTTATTAATGACTATAGAAAAATGATTGATTCTAATAAAGAAAATAAAAATAATATTGAAAAAGAAATATTATTATATATTAATAATAATTATACAATTGATGATGAAGCTTTTGATGATTATAAAGAAAAGTTAAATTATTGTTTTTCTAATAAAAAAAATGTACTTGTTCCAATAATGTTATTAGATATATCACAAGAAAAAACTCAAATAAATAATATTTCAAATTATATAAAAAATCATAAAGATCCATCTTATAAATTTAAATTACATTCTAATATGTTATTTATAAATAATAAAAATAAATACATTGAACATTTTGAACCTCATGGTGTATCAGGATTTTATAATAGTTCAAAAGTATTTGATGTATTAGAAAGTATCCACAAAAAAATACCAGATTTTAATGATTATACATTTTATAAACAATCAGAAACATGTCCAATTGTTGAAGGTCCACAATATCTTGATAGAACAGAGTATTGTTATATTCATTCAGGTTATTATTCATTTTTAAGAATATTATATCCTGATATTTCAAGTGAAGAATTACAAACGATGTTAATATCTAAAATTAATCCTGAATTTAAAGAAGATATAAAAATTAATCCATCATTTGAATATTTAAATAAAAAATATATTAGATTAAATGGTTATGAAATTAAAACACGATTAGAAAATTTTATGAGATGGTATAGGTCTATTGTACTTATTTATGATACAACACGTATACAGGAAGAATTTATAAAAGTTATAAAACAAATTAGTAATACCCCATTACAAATGGTTTAAAAAAATATAAAGATATATAATGATACTAATACTTTTTATTATTTTATTATGTATAATTATATCAACAAGAGAAACATTTATCCATGATATTTTTCCAAATAATGTTATTCCTATAATAGATTTTAATTGGTGGAAACCAAAATTAAGATATACTAAAAATATGAGTTATGATCTAAGAGGTGATCCATTAATTATACCAGCTAGAGAATATATTTGGAATAATCCTGAAGTAGTTCCAAATTTTAATAGAAACACACCTAATAAAATTTGTGTATAATATTATTGATAATACAATATAAGAGACACATTACAATTTCCAAAAGAATATTATAAACAATAAGTTAGTAATTATCTAGAAAAATCTTAGATTTCAATATTTAATTCAACTAATTTTATTTAGTTCAATATTAAAATAGATTATAATAATATGTATTTTTCAATTATTGATTGATCTGTAATATTATTTAAACTTATTTTTTCATTTGGTGGATATCCTAATAATGTATTTTGATGTACTGATATATCAATATATTTATTATTTTCTTTAGTAATTATTATGTGTTTATTTGCGGATGTTTCATCTTTTTCTTTATAAATTACCCATTTATATTGTTCATATCTTTCTCTCCATACTATTAATTTTCCTTTTATATTTATTGGTCTAAAATTAGAATTAATCAAGTCTTTTTCTGTTATCATTAATAAGTTTCCAATTTTATTATGTAAATATTCTTTAAAGTTTATTATAAATAAGTCTTTTATTTGAGTTTTTAGATTAACAAATATATTTTCAATTAAATTTAATATCTCTGTATCAACAGGATGTGCACCTAATACTCTTAATTTATTTGTAAAGTTAGATTGATTTAATATTTCTCTCATTTGATTTATAAATGTTAAAGTTTGAATATTAAATGATCCATTATTATCTTTGAATAATTTATTAGAACATATTTTAAATTCTCTTTTAGATAAATCAATATCAACTAGTGATTTTATATCAGAATAGTTAGAATCAAAAATAACTAAATAACCATAATTTGGAACATAAAAATCAACTCCATCAATATTATATATCCAATATTTAGGATTAGCTTGATCATAAAATAAATCTTTTATAAAAAAATTATTTTCTAAACTTAATTCCCTAAAATATATCTCTTTTTCTTGTAATACAGCCAAAATATGTAATATTTGAAATATTACTGATTTCCAAACTTCATTACTTCTATAACCAGTAGCTTTCATTTGAACTTGTGAACCATGACCTTCATATATTGGTGATGCCCATTTAATTAAATTAGTATTTGGTGCTTCAGTCATTAATATTAAAGTTCTACCAGCTGTAATTGTTAAATCTAATTTATTTGTATTTAATATTTCATAATTTAAATAATTTAGAAAATCATGTAAATTTCTTTCACCTTCATATTTAATAAATCTAGTATTATATTCAATTAATATAGTTGGAAATTTGGTAATTTTATTTTTATTTATAAAATCTTGAAAATCTATTTTTGTTGGATCAATCCATTTTAAATTATAATCATTATTATTTTTAAAGTTAACTTCTATATCAAGCCAAAAATTATTTTTAATATCATTAATAATATTTATCCAGAATAAATTAACAGGTCCTTTTGGTTTTAATCTAGATTGTTGTAATAATTTATTTAATTCTTTTAAATCATGTAATTCATTTATTTTATATGAATTGCTATAATTTATTGTAGTTTTACCAACTGATAATTGTTTCCAATCAATATTAGATTTTGAATCAATTTTATATAATATCATACTAGCAAAATTAGGTGATACATTTTTTAATAAAATTTCATCACGTATTAATCTGTAATATTCAATTTCTCTCCATAAATCAAAATCAAATTTATTAATATTTTTGTTAATTATTTCTGCTCTAACTTCACCAATAGACATATTATATAATCTAATATTTAATCCAACTGATTCTTTTGCTAATTCTAAATTATTTTTTTGTGAATCATATCTAATTGGATATCCAGCTCTAAATAATAAAAAATTATGAGCTAAATCTTCAAAAGGATTAAGTTTTAAAGAATATGGATTAATTTCCATCAATTTTATGTATGATAATATTGAATTTTTACCACCATTAATACACATTTCTTCACCATCGTGATGATCTAAAATAATATTTCTCATAAAATTTTTTAATTGTATTCTTTCAAAAATTGTATTAAAACTTAAAGATCTTGGATCACCTGGTATAACATCTTCAAAAACTCTATTTATTGATGTATAGTTTGAAATTGGATTAGACATTGATATATTATATATTTTTTGAAATGGTTGATTATAAGCTGGATTTGGTACAGTTAAATTATTAAATGATGGTATTGTTGCAACAGCACTACCAACTTCATCATAAACTGGTATATATGCTGGAGGAACTTGTGGTGCAGGTGGTTTACTTTTTGATGTATCATATATTGTTTGTTCCATTAATATTGGAGGTTCTCTTGGCGGATTTTCTGCTGATCTTTTTTTAAATGTAGATCTTTCATCATTTGTAAGAAATGGTGTATTTTTTTCTGATTTATAAGGAGGCTTTATTGTTTTATCAAATCCACCTACTAAATCTTTTTTTATTTTTCTTATATTATTTTCATCAGTTTTAATAGGTCTTTTTTCTGATGTAATAGTTCTTTTTTCTGATATAATAGTTCTTTTTTCTGATACAATATTATTTACATCTGATTTAATATTATTTAATTCTGATTCTGTTTCTATTTTAATTTTTCTTCTTGATGCATATACATTATTATCAACTAAATGTTTTTGATTACCTAACATTTTATCTTTATTATCTTGTAATTTACTTTTAATTTTTATATTACTCTTTGGTACTTCTTTAAATTCATCAAAATATTCATCATTTAATAATCTATCATAATTCATATTATTTAACTCTATAACTTTATTCAGAAATTTTTTTGTTTCTAAATTTAAATTATTATTTAACTTTAATATATCTTTACATAAAACAATCATATCATCTTCTTTTTTATTAATTATTGGCTCAATAATATTATCATCTAAATCTTTATTTTCAACAACTATTTCGCTATCATAATCTTCATCGTTATCAGTTATTTCTTCCAAAACTATATTTTGATTAATATTTTTATTAATTTTACTTGAAATAAAACTATTTTCAAAATTAGTTATTTTTGGTGTAAAATCATTAACAGGTAAAATATATGTAATACCATTAATTTCATAAATTGTATTATGTGGTCTTTCTTCAATTAATATATTATCTAAAATCAAATTATTATGTTTAAATTCATTAAATGATTTTTTAATTTGTATTTGTGTATATATTATCAAAAATAAAAATACTTTCCAATTAATGTTATATTTTTTACTTTGATGATGATTATTAAAATTTTCTCTAATTTTTAATTGAATTATTTTTTTTTTATTTTTTTCAAAAAAATTATTTGATTTAACTTTTAAAAATTTACTTAGATCATTAATTTTTATATCAATATTTAAAATAGGAAGTAATATATTTAATTTTTGTTTTAAAACTAATTCACTTAATATATAAGATATTAAAGCATCATTATTTGATTTATCAATAGAAGTTGAAGATAACTTTACTAAATAAGGAAATCCATCAGTAAATACATTATAATATAAGTTATTATGGCTTTCAAAACTAAATTGTATTTTACCTGATGATATGATTTGATTGTATATTTTTTTTTGAATATTTCCATAATGTATTTTAATGTCATCTAATTTAATTTTATCAATATTAATATTATCAATATCATAACAATTATTTAAATTATTATAAATAAATTCATGGATTAAATTAATTTTTTCATCTAAATTTATACTCATATAAAAAATTTAGAAAATATTATTTCGTTAATTTATTATTTACGAAATTAATTTTCATCATCACTTGACATATAATTAAAATTTTCATCAATTAATGGTGGTTCATTATCATCAATTATATAGATTTCATTTGGTTGAATTAATTTCCACGTTTCTAAAATCAAATCTTTAAAATTGTAGCTCATGTCATTAATACAATTAAAAAAGGCTTTTTTATTTTTTGCATCTATAAATTTATGTTGATTATTCACAATATCTTTAATTTTATTTTGATAATCTAACGGTATTTTATCACGAAATGACTCATCAAATTCAACCATTAATGATATATTATTTAAAAATCTTAATGAACGTTTTAAATTTTTAAAAAAATTTATAACTTACTTTTAACAAAAAATTTTAAAATTTTTTATAAATGAACTATCTAATACCTCATTAATAAAATCTACTTTATTTATTTTTTCAGGTAAATCAGGATTAAATCCTGATTTAGCACTAATTTCTGAATTAAATTCAGAAACTTCAGGTTTTTGTGTTTTATGATTTATTCTTGTGAAATGTTTTCATTATAAAAAAGAATTTTTATAAGATAATCTCAAAATAATTTTTACAAATTATTTTGATGTTTCCCTTCAAGTGTTGTTGTACAAAAAGAATGATTTTCTGGAATATCTTTGTTAAAATTTAATTTTTTTATACATGTTATTGGCATATTATTTCCATCAGATAATATTTTTAGTATATCATTTATTGGTAAACAATCTACTGACTCTTTACCCAATTGATTTATAGTTATATGATTATTATTTATTGTATTATTATTTATTGTACCATTATTTATATTATTATTATTTATAGTAGTAATTGGTACAACTGTATTCTCTAAAACTATTAAATCCTTTTTACAATATTTTTTTTTATGTTCATATTTTGATTGTCTACAAGAAAAACTTTTATTACAATCTTTACAAATATATTTATTTATTAGTTCCTGTGATTTGTTTACACCCTTTACGCACCCTTTACTTACATTTACGCTATTATTTACGCTATTATTTACAGTACCTTTACAAACATCTTTATGAAATTTCTTGTTGTGGTTCCATAAGCTTTGATAGGAACGATAATTTTTATTACAATTATTACATCTAAATTCCATAAATAAATAAAAAGTTTATATAGTATATTAGAAATTATATCCTTATATGATTTTAAAAAAAGTTTAAACTTAGTTTAAATTTTTTTTTTTTTTTTTTTATAAATTTTTAATAATTAATTAAATTTCTAGTTGATCTAAGTTATATTTATAATCAATTCCATTAAGGTGCATATTAAATAGATAAAATAATCTAATAATATATGCTTCTAAATGAATAATATGTCTAGTTCCTTGTGATAATCTAAGTTCAAATATAGAAGTAATTTCAGTTATATTAATTTTAAGTTTTAGATCATCAACATTTTTAAGTAAATTAATCATTATAAGTCTTATTATTGTTTGTGTGGGAATATTTGTAATAAACAAATCATAAAATAGTTCTCTAATTTTTTTAATAACCGAAAAAAATTTTTTATTATTATAATTTTTTTTATTCAATATCATAGAAACAATATTATAAATTAATATATTCCAATTATCTGAATAATTAATATCATGTTTTTTAAGTTCTAATAACCATATTGCATTATTAATTTTATTTTGAGAATAATTAATAATTTCATTATAATCTTCAAGACTAACATTAATTTTATCTTTTTCAACAATTTGTAATACAGTTTCAAAAATTTGTTCTTTTGTTGGTAATGAAGTTCTAAATAATATGCATCTACTTCTTATTGGTTCAATAATTTTTGAAAGTTGATCACAAATAAAAATAAATTTACAACTATCAGAATATTTTTCCATAGTTCTTCTTAATGAAGCCTGAGCATAGTATGATAAATTATCTAATTTGTTAATTACAACAACTTTAAATAATTTTTTATATTTTAAAATATTTAGTAATTCTGTTTTAGCATAATCTTGGATGATTTCTTGTATTAAATATTTATCAAAGCCATTTGAATTAGGTTCAATAATAATATGATACTTACTCTGTTTAATTGAAACTTTTGTTTTGGTATTTCCATAGCCATTAATTGTATAATCAACTTCTTTTAATTCAATACCACTTTTACCATATATTTTTTCTAATAATAAATTAACTAAAAATTCTTTATTTGTTGTTAAAGAACCATAAATAATTAAATGTTGAAAATTTGCATATTTCCAGGTTCCTTTTTCAAGTTCTTCAATGGTTTTAATAAATTCATCTGGAGGCTTATTAATAATTTCATCAATATTTCTATACATATTATTATGTGTATTAAAACAGTTTAATATTTTTTCGATCATTTGATTTTTAGAAATATAATCATTTGAAATATTTTGATATTTATCAATTAAAAACATTATTTATAATTGAATATTTTCTTTTAAATCAAAATATTTTTATCCAATATTAAATTTTATTTTCTATAAAATTAATTACATCATATTTTACTTCATTAGTAAAAAAGAAATAGATATAATGGAATAAATTTTTCAATTATTGAATCCACTCAATATAGTGAGAAAGAATAATATTAAAAATGCATTTTCAAGAATATAAATTTAAAAATAAAATATATTCACTTAATTAACTAATTTAAAAACATATCATTCTAAATAATTAATGCTAATTAAAAATTTATTATCAGTTTCAGAAAATATTGAAGTAAGTGGTTGGGTATTAACAATGAGATCACAAAAAGATTTCTCTTTTATCAAAATAAGTGATGGTAGTGAATCAAATGGTTTACAGTTAGTTATTGATAATAATAAGATAAACTGTTATAATATAACAACAGGAACTTCAATAAAAGTATTAGGAAATTTGGTAGATTCTCCAGCTAAAGGTCAAAAATATGAATTACAAGTTGAAGAGTTAAAAATATTAGGTTATGCTGAACCTGATGATTATCCATTATCTAAGGGTAAATTACCATTAACATATCTAAGAACCTATCCACATTTAAGATCTAGAACAATAACTTATGGTTCAGTTTTTAGAATTAAAAGTGCAATATCGTTTGCTACACATTTATTTTTTAAAGAAAATAATTACTTACATTTGGATCCAAATATAATGACTGTAAATGAATGTGAAGGTGGCGCAGGAGTATTTCAAGTAACTGAAAAAGATATTTCTGATTTAACAAAATTAGAAAAGATTAAAGATACAAATAAATATGATTGGTCAGCTGATCATTTTGAAAAACCTGTATATTTAACAGTATCATCACAATTACAACTAGAGGCATTAAGTTGTTCCTTAGGCGCAGTTTATACAACAAATAAATCATTTAGAAGTGAACATTCAAGTACAAATAAACATTTATCAGAATTTACACATTTGGAAATAGAAAATTGTTTCATAAATCTAAAAGATTTAATGGATATTGGTGAAAAATATATAAAATTTATTGGTAATTATTTATTGGAAAATAATATTGATGATTTAAAAAGTTTAGATGGGTTTGTATCAAAGGGTATTATTGAAAAAATAAATGCAATAATTAATAGTATGTTTATAAGATTAGATTATAAAGATGCAATAGAAATTATAAATAAAAGTGAAAATATAAAAATAGCATATGGTGAAGATTTATCAAGTGAATGTGAAAATCATTTAACAGAATATTTTAACAATAATCCAGTATTTGTAACAAATTGGCCAATATCTATTAAAAGTTTTTATATGAAACAAAATGAAGATGGAATAACTTGTTCAAATTTTGATCTAATAATGCCGCATAAAGTAGGTGAATTAATTGGTGGATCAATGCGTGAAGAAAACTTGGATAAATTATTAAATATGATGAAAATTAAAGGTGTTGATCCTAAACCATTAGAATTTTATCTAGATTTAAGAAAATTTGGAACAGTTCCTCACGGTGGTTTTGGATTAGGATTGGATAGATTGTGTATGTTATTTACAGGCATGGAATCAATAAAAGATGTAGTACCATATCCAGTATATTATAAAAATTGTTCTTGTTAAAATGAATTATATTGTTCTTATAAAATGAATTAAATTGTTCTTATAAAATGAATTAAATTGTTCTTATAAAATGAATTAAATTGTTCTTACTAAAATGAATTAAATTGTTTTAATAGATAATTGTTTGAAATATTTATTTCTTTAATATCACCAATATCTTCCATTTTTAATAAATTATTTGTATTAAACCAATCAACAGTATTATATACTTGTTTTTTAATCAACTCTTTATAATTATCCTTATTATAAATTATTGAATTAAAATTACTGTATACTTTTATATTTGTTTCTGTATATTTAATATTATTTAATACAATGTATAGTTCATCTGCAACTTCTTTATAATAAGGTGTATGATATGAACCTTCAACTAATAAATCATTAACTAATATATTTGCATTTTTTTCTTTAAAAATTTCTAATTCTCCTTTATCTCCTCCTATTATATTTATATTTTTATTTATATTTATGCATAAAAATATATTTGGCGATAATTTATTTTTAATATCATTTACACTTAAACCTTTAACTGTTATCATTGTAGTTTTTGATTTTATTGAAATTAAATGCATATAAAATCCTCTTGTATAAACCAATTTTAAACCATCTTCAAATGAAATTTTTTCAGAACATACTAAAGCAGTGATTTCACCTAAACTATATCCAGCCATATAACCAATGTTTTTAAAAAATAAAGGTTCATAATATTTTTGAATACAAAATAAAATATATGAAGCTATAAATATAATTAATTGTTGATAATGAGTATTTATTGGTTCTTTATTGTTCAAATCTAATATTTCATTAAAACTATATTTTGTTATTTTTATAATTAATTTATCATAATTATTTAATTCAATATATTGTTTGATTAAATCAATATCAATATTAATTTCTAACCCTTGTCCTTGGAAAAAGCATAAATTATAAATTGGATGATTTTCAATATCATTTATTTCAAATTTATTATTATCTCTATCATCCATTTTTTCATACAAATATTTCATATAACTAGTTTTATTACTATCAAGTATTAATATTTCATCACCACTTCTATATCTAGTTTTACCATCTATAAGTAAAGAAACAATATTTGAAATATCATTTGGTTTTATTAGTTTATTACAATTTTTAATTGTTCCATTACTATTAATCATTTCTTTATTAATATTATATTTATTAACTACTCTATCTAATAAATCAGTATCAACAAATGGAGGATTAATTGAATAAACATTACAAATATTCTTTAATTCACCTGCAATCCCCCTTGTAAATGTTCCAATAGCACTTTTTGTCATAGAATATATAGTTCTTTTAAAACAATTTGAAATATTATCCCCAGCTGCTATTGAAGAGATATTAATAATAATTCCTTTACTATCTTTTAATAGGTTTATCATATTTTTAGTAAGTAATATAGTTCCCATTAAATTTATATTAATACAATTTTGAATATCTTCAATATCAGTAATCGTGAATGGATTTTCAGGACCTTCAACACCTGCATTATTTATAAGAATATCTAATCTTCCATATTTTTTATAAATAAATTCATATAAATTTTTAATGTCATCAAGTTTTGAAATATCAGCTTTATAATGTTCTATATCTTGTAAATTATTATTGTTATTTCTTGAACATACAATTGTTATATATCCTTTATTTTTTAATTTAATTGCTAGTTCTTTACCTATTCCTTTAGTTCCTCCAGTTACTAATGCTACTTTATTATTTAAGTTCTTTTTTTCCATTGACCATTTGAAAAGTATCATTCCTGCACTCATTCCGGCACCAAAACTAGATATTAATAATAAATCATCTTTTTCTAATTTATTATTGTTATATAAATCATCTAATAATATTGGTATAGATGCAGCAGAAGTATTTCCTACTTTATCAATATTATAAACAAATTTTTCTTTATTAACATTTAGTTTATTTGATATTTCTTCTATAATTCTAATATTTGCTTGGTGTAATACAAAATATTTAATTTGATTTTTATTAATATTATTTGAAGATAAAAATTTTTCAATACTATCAGGCATAAAATTTATAACAAAATTAAATACTCCAATTCCATCTAATGTTAATTTATTATAATTATTATTAAGTAGATTAATATCATTAATTGTTGATTTTTCTGTTTTAGAATATATGTTTAATATAGAATTATATTCTCCATCAGTTTTTAATAAGTTATCCAATATACCATTATTTTTTCCTTGACTTTTTTTTAAAATTACACAACCTGCACCATCTCCGAATAAAATATTACTTTTTCTATCATTCCAATCAACATATCTTGATAAACAATCTGCTCCAATAACTAGTGCAACCTTATATTTTTTTTCATCTTTTAAAAAATTTTCAGCTGTTATCATACTAGTTATAAATCCATTACATGCATTTCTAATATCAAATGCAAATGCATTAGTTGCTCCAATTTTATAAGCTATTTTACTAGCATCTCCAAATAAATCTTCTGGTGTAGATGAAGCTAAAATAAGTAAATCAATTTCTGTAGATTTTATATTTGCAGATTGTATAGCTTTTAAAGATGAATCAATTATAATTTCTTCAAGTGTTTCATTTTCATCTAAAATAAATTTGCGTTCTATTCCTGTTCTTTGTTTAATCCATTCATGATTTGTATCAACAATTTTTTCATAAAAATCATTTTTAATCTCTTTTGATGATAATTTATGTCCTAAACCTATTATTGTAATAGATGAGTTTGAATCGTTTACTTGATTAACTAATTTTGATTCATTGATTTCATTAACTAATTTTGATTCATTGATTTCATTAACTAATTTTGAATTGGTACTTTTATTTTTGGTATCACATATTTCTAAAATATCATTTATAGTACAATTGTAATCAATAGTAATATTATAATTTTTATTTATAATATTTTGTAATTGTATAAACGTTAATGAATCAACACCAATATTTAATATTTTTTCATTGTTTTTAGTGGTAATATCAATATTTAACAAATTATTAATTTTTGTTAAAATTTCGTTTTTATTAGTTTTTGTTTCATTTTTATCATTAATTATTGTGTTAGTAGTTTTATTATAATATTTACTAAAATACTTTTCTTCTAATTTTAAATAATTATCATCTTTATCCTTAATATATTCTATTGGATTACCTTGATAAATACCTATTTTTGTTATTTTTCTATTAACTAATGATAATGCACCAATGCTTACTCCTGATGCAATAGAACAACCTGGTAAAATAACAGAATTACAACCAACTATAGCATGTTTTCCAATAATAATATCACCATTTGTTATGTTTGTACAACATTCATTAAAAGACCCTACACACGGATTAGTCATTGATTTACCAGAATAATCATCTGTTGATCCAAAAATGGATACTTTTGATGATAAACCAGAAAAATCTTCTAATTTTATAAGAGCATTACCTGAAATACTAACATTATTTGATAAATGTACAAAATCACCAAATATTATTCCTTTATTACTTGATGAAATTATACAATTATCATCAATTCTACAATTATTTCCAATAGTAATATTTTTAGTATTATAAAATTTTGTATTTCTTGAAATTTTATTGTTATTACCTATACTTTTAAAATTTAAATTTTGAAGTTCTTCTTCACTATAATAACTATTCATATATATTTTTAATAATGTTTATTTTTTATATATATTCTAATTTATTATAATGCAAATAATCAATATTATATTATTAATATCATTTTTATCTTTTATTTTATTATTTAAAATTGAAAATTATGAAAATAATGAACAAAAGAAAAGATGTTTAATTACAGATATATTATTTCCTACAAAATTTTCAAAATGGAGATTAGTAGAAATTTTTTCTTTTATGAATAAGTATGATACTGATGTATTAGTTATAAAAAAAATTAATAATTTTGGATATAACACTTTTACATTTGATTATGAAGAATTAAAAGATAAATTTAAATTATTAGAATACGATATTTTAATTTTTAATCCATGTTATAATAATTTAAATAAATTTAACAATAATTTTGATGGTACAAAATATAATAATTTATTAAAAGCTGATTATTTATTTAGAAAAAAAAAATTTACAAATGAAGTATTTAATGTAAATAATTATGATTTTATTTATCATATTTTTTTAATGAATTATACTGATTTTAATAAAATATTAAATTATCCTTATAAAAAACAATTTATACATTTATATCCAGGTGGAGGAACTGATATAAAATCTTTATCAACTTTAGAGAAAAATATTCATAAAGATGTAAATATAATAACAACACAATATTTTATTTCAAAATATATAACTAGAAAAAATAAAATTGATTTATTTGGTGGACCATTTTATTGTAAAAATGAAAAAAATAGAGTAAAAAAGAGTATTAAAAAAGAATTAACTATATGTTTTACATCTATGGGTAATCATGTGTTAAAAGGCAGTCAAGAATATATTAAAATAGTAAAACTTTATAAACAAAAGTTTCCTAATAATCTTGTTAAGTTTATTTCAATAGGATATTTTGATTTAAAAAATGATATAATTAGCATATTACCAATGAGTCAAGATATTTTAGATGATTATTATTTCAATAATGTTGATATATTAATTAATTTAACTACAGGTCAAGCTATTGATGGGTTTCCTTTAGGTATAGAATCAATATTAAATGGTTGTCTTTTATTAACAACAGATACTTTTAATGTAAATAAATTAAATAATTTTAATTTTAATGATTTTATTATTATATCAAAAGATAAAATAGAAGATATTGTAAATAAAATAAAATTATTATATGATAATAGAACTTTTTATAATAAATTAGTAGAGGAATTACAAAATAATGTTTTTGACCTATTTAATTATAATAATTTATTAGTTAAAAGATTTGATTTTATTGATAAAATGTTACTTTAACTCACCTTCAACATCATGATAACATGTAAGACTCGGTATATAAATTGATGAATACTTTTTATTATTAATTATAAAGTTTTTAATTTTATCTAATAGTAATAAATCAGATGGTTCATCAATACCATTTTCTGTTAAGGATGTATCATAATAAAAAGGAATAATATCAGTTCTAAAAGAAATAGATGAATGTACTGTCTTTTTTGAAATTGGTAGTCTATTATTTTCATAAATTTCCATTATTTCTTGTGGTAATGCAAAATGTAAATATGTTGATTGTGTATTTGCAAAAATACAATTTGGATATTTAGAATATATTTTAGCTAAATAAAGTAAATGTTTTGGTGACCAATAATCATCATCATCGAGATGACAATAGTATTTATAATTATTTTCTCTACAATATTTAAGTCCCATATTAACACTAGTGGCACCAGCACATAACCAAAGTTTATCTTTATTTTTTATATAATCTCTTTCAACATTAGGATTGTTTATGTATATTATTTTATTATTTTTTGGAAGTTTATTATTATATTCATTAATAAAATCTAATAATATATGTTCAGGTTCAAATTTATCACCAACTAAAATAATATCCCAATATTTATGTTCTTGAGAAATTATTGATTCAATAGATCTTTTTAAATATGGTATTGTTTTACCATTATTTCGATAGAATGTTGGAATAACAATTGCAAATTTTATATTTGGTAAATCTTCAGTAACATTTGAAAAACATGTTATTGAATATGTAATAATATAATATATACCAATAAAAATAAATAAAAACAATAATAGTTTAGTGATTAGCATTATAATTATTTAGATTTAATATTTTATTTTGGTAAAAATAAAAAATAATAAAATCAATAAATTTTATTAAGAATTATTTAACTCTAATATAATATTGATATATTTATTAATTATATCGTAATTTATGTCACAATTTAATGGTAAACAAATAATTCTATTAAATATATCAACTGACATTTTACAGTTATGATCTAATGGATAATAATATTTTTTAGCTTCAATATTATTTTCAATAAATTTATTTATATTAACTTCTTTATTAAAAATTATAGGTATAGTTGCTAATAATGAATCTTTGTAATTAGAAAATGATTTATATAATGAAGTTTTATTTTCTAAATTTTTTTCTCTAATTTTTTCAATAAAATAACTAATTATTTTTTTATGATGTTCATATATTTTTTCAAAATTATTTAAATAATCATCAATAAAAATTGCAGATATTTCAGACATTTTATAATTTGATGCATTTTTATCAAATAACAATCTATCATTTTGAGAAAATCCAAAACATATTGATTTTTCCATAGATTCTAAATATTTATTATCAAAAATAATAAAACCACCTTCACCAAAACCAATTGGTTTAGTGTGGTGTAATGAAACCATACAACCATTGCCATAATTTAAATGATTTTTATTTTTATATATTGTATATGAAGCAGCTGCGTTATCAAATAATAAAAGTTTATTATTGTTTTTACAAAAGTTTTCATATAGTTCAATATTTGTAGAACATCCAAAACAATTTGTTATTAAAATACCATCATAATCATTAATATGTTCATATAGTTTATCAATATTTGGTCCCATGTTTTCATCAATATCTAATATTAAACTATTCTTTAATGGTCCTTGACAACTACATGGAAAAGTAAATGATTGTACTGCCCATTTTAATTGTTTATTATAATAAATATTTAAGCCTCCTATTAAAGCATTTATTCCCATAGCACCATTACATGTTAATAATACTGATTTAGTATCGTCAATATTAAAAATTTTATGTATTTTTTTATTAAGTTGAACTACGTTTTTCCCATTATTTGTAAAGTGTTTTGTTTCAATACAATCATTGATTTTGATATTTATTTTTTGTATATTAAGATTTTTTGTATTAACCCAAGATATTTTTTCCATATAATTAAAACGAGAAAAAAAATGAATAAATAAATAATAAAAATCTATTTGTATATATTATGGTTTATGTAGGTAGAATGTATGCTTCTTGGGATGATTATAATGATAGCAATTTAGTGGATTGTTGTTCTTTATCAAAAATAAATATAGAAAAGGATAAAAGAACAAATATACAAAAATATACAATAACTAATACAATATCAGACAACCGAATAAACAACAGATCAGACAAAAGAATATATACCAGATCAGACAACCTAATGAATACCAGATCAGACAACTTAATGAATACCAGATCAGACAACTTAATGAATACCAGATCAGACAACTTAATGAATACCAGATCAGACAACTTAATGAATACCAGATCAGACAACTTAATGAATACCAGATCAGACAA